AGCATCGAAGAGGTACTGGCGAGTACCCGCTCGTACCAAGTGAAGCCCGGTGGGTTCTACCTTTCCGGTGACAAGCTTTGAGCGCTCGCATTCTCATCGCGTGTGAGCGGAGCGGCGTTGTCCGCTCTGCTTTCCGCGCGCGCGGCTACGATGCTTGGAGCTGTGACCTCGAACCCGATGACAACGGTAGCCCGTACCACATTCAAGCGGATGTGCTCGATCACCTTGACGACGGGTGGTCTTTGATGGTCGCGCATCCACCGTGCACGCATCTGTGTTCAAGCGGTGCACGATGGTGGCCCGCAAAAAAGGCAGACGGTAGGCAAGCGCGCGCGTTGGATTTCGTGCGTGCTCTCCTAGCTGCACCTATCCACCGGATTGCACTAGAGAATCCTGTCGGCTGTATCTCTACCCGTATCCGTCGGCCGGATTGCATTGTACAGCCCTATATGTTTGGCGACCAAGCGACCAAGACGACGTGTTGGTGGCTCAAGAACCTGCCGGTCCTCGTGCCTACCAACGTCGTAGGCAAGGGTGCACGCCATGTCACCCGGTCCGGTCGTAGCCTTCCGGCTTGGTACAACCTCCCGCCGGGCAACCCCAACCGTGCGCGCATAAGATCCCGCACATTCCCCGGCATGGCTTCGGCTATCGCCTCACTCTGGAGCATCGACCTTGAACCCTGAACACGTAGGTGACCTGCTGGCCCTCGCCGCTATCCTGTCCATCATCGGTCTATTCATGGCCATTTGACTACACCCCTCGAACCGAGCGCCACCCCTTCCGGGTGGCGTTCCTACTTCTGGCGAGGGCGCTCGAGCCCGACCCGCTTGCAGTTGCGATCCGCTTGCAATAGCGAGCGCCTGGCTATAGCGACCCGCTTGCTATAGCGACCCGCTTGCTATAGCGAGCTGCTTGCTCGAGCCGCCGCGCGAGCTCGCCCCGAGCCCGCCGCGCCCCGCGCCCAGCCCAAGGACAGGACGTTCAAAGGACAGGACGTTCAACTGTAGTCCACTGGTACCGGTGGCACACCTGGGCCCAACGGGCTACACTGTACCAGTGCAAGGGGCTAAGCCCGGTAGCCAAGCCCCGCGGCCCAGCTACCGAGCACCTTAACCACACCTCACCAACCGGAGTGTAACATGAACCGACCCGCCCAAGAACTGGATGTCCAAGGACAGGATGTCCAAGGACAGGACGTTGTAAAAGACCCGAGCTTCCGCCCGAGATTCACCCGAGGCCTGGCCTCTGCAATCAAGCGTGCTTCAGCGCTGGCAGGGATGAGTGTCCCCCAATATCTCGAGACAGTAGTGGGCCCCCTTGTGCATGAAGACCTGCGCAAGCGAGTCACCCGAGCCGCCCACGAATACGACTCCCTCTAAGTCCAAGGACAGGACGATGCTCCCCTACCCATCTCCCCCCGCAGGCTACAGCTACGTCCGGCAGCGACTACCCGGCGGCGAGTACATCTCCACCGGCTGGTTTCGTGACGGCGTAGTGGATGCCTCCGGCCGAGGGCGCAGCTCGAAAAACTGTGCGGGCGTGGCTACGCTACTGTTCGACTGCGATGTCGTGTCGGTCCTGACCGAGACACGCCGCGCCGTAGGACAGGACGTGGAGTCCGACGCCAAGGGACAGAAGCTGCATATGTACCGACTGCCCGATGACCTGGTCAGGCGGTGGAAGGGATGGATGAGGGATGAGATTGTCCCCACCATCGAGCGTGCTATCGGTGCGCCCGCTACCTGCCTGGTGGATACCGGGTGGGGATACCACGCCCACTTCCGGGTGGCATCGGATGTGTGCGGCGACATCCCCTACCTCAAGCGTATCGCTGAGCTCGCTATCGCCAACGCCAACGAGCAGTGCATAGCACTGGGCAAGGAGATGGAAAAGCCGCTGCTCAACCTGTCACCCTGGGATGCTACATGGGATGTAGGCTCCCGTCTTTGCCGGGTGCCGGGTACCAACAACACCAAAGCTCGAGCGAAACCACGGGAGTGCGTGGTCATCGGAGGGGACAGGACATCCATCCTCACCCGCCCGATGTGTGCAGCCGTACAGAACAGGCTGGCCCCTGCCGATATGTTCTCGCCGCCCACCCGCAAGCTGCCCGTGCGACAGCAGACAGCGGAGCTGGACTTCCGGCGGCAGCAGCTCAGTGATGGACGGACGTGGCAGGGCGTAGTCGATGGGCTTGGCCCCGGCGAGAAGCTGAATGTCATATGCGTATACGGTGGCACGAGCGTGGGCTCTGCGTTCATCGCCAAGGAGAAGGACGGAAGGCGCGCGCGGTACTACTCCAACGCCCAGAAGACCACGTACTGGAATAGCTACAAGGCAACCCCGAAGAAGAAGGGACGCGCCGAGCTTGCGCCTGACCCGCGGCAACCTCATACCCCAGAGAAAAGTCTGCTCAACCTGCAGCTCATGCTCCAAGAGGATGGGGCGTTCGAGCTGTGGTACAACGGCTTCACCCATCAGCTAATGAACGGGAGTGAGGTAATCGAGGAAACCTTTGCGACCCACGTAGCCCTGCATATGGAGGCCACCTATGCGTGGCGATGGGGCATAGGGGAAGCTCGGCTGTGGTCTATGGTGGAGTATGTGGGCAAGCAGACCACAAGGAATCCACTGGCAGAATATCTCGAGGCTATCAAGTGGGACGGGCAGGCCCGCTGCGACCGACTGTTCATCGAGGGCTGCGGGGTGGAAGACACAATGCTCCACCGTGCCTACGGACTGAAGTTCCTCGTCGGCATGGTCGCTCGAGCTCTTGCCCCTGGGTGCAAGCAGGACTGTATGCCTGTCCTCACCGGCATACAAGGATGGGGAAAGAGCACATTCTTCAAGCTGCTCACCGACATCCCTGGGATCGAAGGGCTGTACTGCGATACCCGATTCGATATAGGGAACAAGGATGCCTTCCTCACCCTCTATAAATGCTGGCTGTTTGAAGACGCCGAGCTGACCGGGACCAGGCGTGCCGCCAACGATAAGCTGAAGAACTTCTTGAGCTCTGCCGAGGACACCTTTCGCACACCCTACGCTCGCAAGGCGCGCACCTACAAGCGACACACCTGCGTCGTGGGGACCACAAACAACAAGCAGTTCCTTGGCGACCCCACCGGAAACCGTAGGTACTGGGCCATGCAGGTAGGCCACACCCACCGCAAGGCAGACCGGCTCGACCGTGAGTGGCTGATCAACCACCGCGGCCAGCTATTCGCAGAGGCAGTCCATCACTTCCGGGCGGGTGTCCAGTGGTGGCTCACCCACCAGGAGGACCGGCTTCGCGGTATCGCCAACGGTTCGTACCAATCCCTCGACTGGTTTGCCGAGTGCGCACAGGATGTGTACGCAGCCAACAGCGGTAGCCCGGACAGTGGATTCACCGTGGGCTCGTTCGCCCGAGCCATCCCCTTCACCGACCGGCAGCCCTGCCCGCAACGAGACGGGAAGAAGCTCCGCGATGCGCTGTTCACCGCCGGCTTCGTCAAGATCGACACGAACAAATACCGCCGGCTCTACTACCGACAGTCCATCCAAAGCCCCGACGCCGACACAGGACTGACAGTCCTCGATGACAAAGAACTCGGCGCAGGCCAGACAACAATCCAACTCGCCCGCTAACCCCACAAGGACACACCCATGAAAAGCAAACCCCGCACGGCACCCGCCACCTACCGGATGACATTCGACATTCGACTGCCCGTCACCGAAGAAGAAGAGCTCGCAACGCTGCTCGAGATAGCAGCCGAGTCCCTCGTGGTCGCGGTTCGATACGTCCACGGCCCAGCCACCCAATCGGTAGGGCTCGGCGTTGTCGAGGACACCTGCCACATCACCGAACTCTCACCCCTCACCCCCAACCTCTGAGTCTCAAATGATTAAACACTCCGACACCATCACCGCGTTCTCGCTCGCCTTTGTAGCTGCCCAGTCAGAGATGGCCGGCGCCAAGAAGACAAGCAAGAACCCCCACTTTCGCAGCACCTATGCCGACCTGGCATCCGTCCTCGAGGCGGTCATCCCACCGCTCAACAAGCACGGCATCGCGGTGCTGCAGTTCCCTTCGTTCGACAAGGACACCGCGCTGGTCTCGGTCGAGACCCGGTTGCTCCACAAGAGCGGAGAGTGGATGGGCGGAACCTGCAGCGCAGCCCCAAAGGACGCGAGGAACGTTCAAGCCATCGGCTCGACCATCACGTATCTCAAGCGCTACGGCCTTCAGTCCCTCACGGGCTGTCCATCCGAAGACGACGATGGGAACTCGGCATCCGCAGCTCCCCCTCGGGTTGCCCGGCGTGATCCCGCACCCGGGGTGCGCCAGATCCACACACCTCCGCCTCCCCCGGCCGGCCCGATGACCACAGACCAGATGAAGGCAGCCGCCGTCGCCGCGGGTGTCACCCTCGGCCAGTGTACTTATTTCCTGGTGGACCGTGGCCGGCCGAGCCCACAGGACTTGACCCCAAACCAGCAGCGCGACTTCTTCGATCACTGGCTCCGGCCCAACGTAAACCAAATAAAAAACCACGTTCGTGCAGACACGGGAGCGCGCGATGACTAAACAACAACTGGTGCTGGGCATCGACCCCGGCCCGACGAAGTCCGGGATGGTGCTCTACGAGGTCACGGCCCGGCGCGTGCTCCGCGCATGGAAAGCTGCGGACATCCACGAGGTCGAGCAACAGGTTCGTCGCATGTATGCGCAGTACATCCGCCTCGGCATCCGAGCCTCTGTCGCAGTCGAACAGGTGAGCGCAGGCGGAGTCAGCGCCAACAGCTTGTTCGAGACACAGCTTGTAGCCGGTCGCATTGTCGGGTGGTGCGACGTGCTGGGCGTACCTGCCGACACCTACTACCGGCGGGATGTACTGCGTGCGCTGAACTGCAACGCCAAGGGTAAGAGCAAGGACAGCCAGGTCCGAGCTGCGCTCATCGAGATACACGGAGGGAGCTCAGCCGTCGGTCGCAAGAGCGCCCCTGGCCCGCTCTACGGTACGTCGTCCCACGCCTGGCAGGCGTTGGGTGTCGTGTACACCCACGCCTTCCCTTGGGGGCATGGTGAGTAGCGTCTGGCCCCCCCTGGTGGTGGGAGACCACTCGCCCAAACACTGGGCTTCGGTTGCTGCCGGGCATCTGACCCAGCACGTAGCCCGGCCGGCCACGGGGATATGGCTCAAGGCGGCCATCGACCTAGATACCCGCGTGCTCGCGTGGCTACGCGCGTTGACCAACCTCACACAGATAATCCCGCCCGAGACGGATGAGCGGCTGTCGATGTGGCTGCACGGTAGGCCCGTCCGACATCTACAAGTCCAGCTCGACCAGACCCTGTCGGTGCTGCGCGAACACATAGACCCAGACGGAGAGGACACAACCATGTTCGATAGACGACAGATGATGCTCGACACAATGCTGCAGATATGCCGCAGTCTCACGGTGGGGTTGTCGTGGACCGAGGCAGCAAAGACGCTCGAGGATTACCTCCACCGCCGGCAACGCTCACCCGCCAAGTTTTATCGAGCTGTGCTCACCACGGCACACGAGCGACTGGCGGCGCTGGATGTGGACGCTTGAACTATGCGCAGGTGCGGGTGGCGCCGCACTTGGCCTGCACCGCGCCGGCTTCTCTCACACCGCTTGCGTCGAGGCAGACCCCGACGCAAGCGCTACCCTTCGAGCGGCAGGGTTCCCCGCCATCGAACAAGACCTCCGAACCTACACGCCCCCAACCACAGGCGGGCTACTGTGGGCAAGCCCCCCATGCCAGCCCTTCTCCCAAGCCGGCCGGCGTAAAGCTCAGCACGATAGCCGCAACCTATGGCCGGATGTGCTCCGCTGCATCGATGAAGCGGAGCCGCGGTGGTTTGTCATGGAGAACGTGAGAGGGCTCACGTATCACAAGACGGGATGCACCCCGCTCTTCCCGGCTCCTTCCTGCGCGGGTTGCTACCTCCAGCGGGTAATCCTGACAGAGCTCAGGTCCAGATACGCCCACGTCTGGCACGGTGTGCTCAACGCTGCGGACTACGGCGTACCTCAACACCGTCGACGACTCATCATCGTAGCCGGTCCGGTACCGTTCAATCCGCCGCCCCCTACCCATGGTCCGACCACAGTTACCCCGTGGCTGAGTTGCGGCGAGGCATTGGGTGTCACCGGCACCCTCGATGGGGGCCGCAACAACCCGCACAACCCGAGGCAAGAGCGGGTTGTGGGCTCGGGCGACCCGTGCCCCTCCATCGGTACGGGCGGTAATCAGGTGGTGCGCACACCCGACGGCAAGCGCTGCCTACAGCCCGATGAGTGTGCCACCTTGCAGGGCTTCCCCTCTACCTACCCATTCACATCCGCTTCAGGCACCCCGACCAAACGCTGCCTCTATAGGCAGGTCGGGAATGCTGTCCCCCCTCCGTTGGCTGAAGCCATCGGCCGCGCTATCCTCCACCTCGATAAAGAGAAAAGCCCACCAACACAACGCTGATGGGCCAGGTCTCGAGGCGCTGGATGGTAACATTGCCTCGGTGAGGCTGTAACCTACAGCTTGATGGCTGTCTCGGCCATGCTGTCGACAACCAGCCCCTCGGCCCCGTCGCAATCCGGGCGCTGGGCTGAGGACTGGCCGTACTGCCAGCACATCTGGAGTAGGCATTGGGCAGACAGCGGGTCTCCCCCGAGCGATACGATACATGCCGGGGGAGTCTTACCGAGCTCCGAGCGTAGCTCTGCGTCGAGCACGACGGGCTTGCTGAGCTCTGTGACCATCGTAGCCTGACCTGCCTGCAGCTCGCGTAGCTGCTCGGTGTGTGCCTCGGCCACATCCCCCTGTCGGTCAGCCGTCATGTACCCGGCGATCCCGCCCGACAGGAACAGTGCAACGCTGGCGATGAGCATGGCGCTAATAGACACGGAGGCTCCGCTTGCAGGCATAGTTGTGGATCCCATTAGCCAGCGCCGCAGCGATACGCTCCCCGCCCTCGGTGGTGGCGGCGAAGTTGTGCTCGGGTCTGTCGAGGAAGTATGGCTCAAAGCAGATCCCCGCGAGATTGGAGGGGCCTTCGTAGATACCCTTGATCGTGTTCAGGCCGTTGGTCCACGCCGTGGGTGTGCCCCGTCGGGTGATGCAGCGCTCGATCCCAGGTATCCCCTCGGTGAGCATGGCTCGAGATACCTCCTTCGCTATGTGTCGACCCTGCGTAGACCGGGCGTCAGAGATGACCAGGGAGTAGTTGCCCCCGCCCGCGTTGACGTGACACGCAACGTATACGCAGTGCCTGCCCGGGTAGAGCATGGCGAGCTTCCTCGCCTCCCGGTGTCGGGACGAGTACCACCCGCTGTCGAGGACAAACACCTCGTGCCCCATCCCCTCGAGGATGCGCTTTGCGGGGAGGTAGTAGTCGGGCGTGAGGTTCGCCTCCTTCTCGTGGTCCTCGATAACCCCGTCGTGGTCGAGGTCGTAGGCTGCACCCATGTCCCCACCCACAGCCACGGGACACGGTGGCCGACAGTCGACGCCCATGTCGCAATCCAGCGCGTGGGGCATAGACCGAGACCCGGGCTTGCCGTAGTGCTGCCGGTCGAAGATGACGAGACCGCTCATGCTTCCGTATCCAGCAGCTTATCTACCGCAGTCCTGATATGGTCCAGGTTGGACTCCATCCTGCCCGTGAGCTGGGCGTATCGGCCGTCCTTCGCTTCGACGATTATGTCGTACCGGTCGCGGACCTTGTCCGTCTGTGCTTCGCTCTTTTCTTGCATGTCCGCTACTTGTTTTGCAAAGTCGCTCTGAAGCGTCTGTAGCTGCTTTTGCAGTTGTACGAACTGCCAGCCGAGAAAGGCGGCGAAGCAACCCATCGCACCGTAGTCGAGAAGGGCAGTAAGTAGAGTATCCATACGTTCCCTCGGCAGGTCACGGGGCTACATCGCTAAGAGCCACCTTAACCTCGGCACCAAGGACCTCGGGGTCAAGCGCCGAGACATCCGGCGTGGGTGTACAGGTCACCGCCAACGTGTAGGATGTGCCCTCGACATCTACAGTAGCGATACCCCCGCTGCCGGTGAGCGTCGACTCAGACACGGTGAGCTGCACCAAGATCCCTGGCCACTCCCGGTCCCCGGACTCGAGGATAACTTCTTGAGTGGATACATCTGACACTGGCATACTGCCCCCTATACTACTCGAGCACCGACCCAGCATTTAACCCCAACAATCCGGGCGGACATATCGTCTGACGCAGGGTTCCAGCCGATCTTGAGGTACTGGAGATTGGGTGGATCCGCATCGAGATTAGTTTGGCCCCCGGCCCGACTTCGCAACGATCCGCCCGCGGCGTTCTGTGGGACGAGGCCCCGATACGCCGGAGATCCCACCGCTGTGCTCACTGAGGTAGTCCAGCTATACCCGGACCCATAGAGCATCATGACCAAGCGCGTATCTGTGATCGAGGCCGTGAACGGATTACTGCCGTTGTAGCCGACTGTCCAGCTTGCACCTCCTCTATAGGCGTTTCGCACGCGGAATGTGGCGCCCGAAGATTTGCGCAACTGCATAAATAGGTCGTATGGGGCATCTGTATCGCCCGCCAGTGAGCCCAGTTTGATCGTGAACGTGGCGTTGTTAGCCGCCATCACGAGGAGATCCCACTCGACAGCGACGCACAGGAAGTCGCCACGCAAGACCGTCGGAATCTGGGTGACGATATAGGAGTCCACGACGGAATCACTCGTAAAGATCGTGCCCTGGGTGTTGGCCTCCGCTACCGTGGCTACGGCCTCCGTCGTTGTCCACGCGACACCGTCCACCGTAAAGGTACCGACACTGCTCATGTCCACCGTCGGAGAGGCAGCCATGGCCGTGTCAAGCACGAGCTTCGGTCCCCCGGTATCAGCGGCAGGCGCAGGCGCAGGCGCAGGCCCCCCGCTCGCCCCGGTGGCGGGATCGAATGCCGGTATAATCCCCCCCATCTACGACTCCGACCACGTAATGGTGCTCGAGTCCAGGGTAAACGTCCCGGTGTCACCATGCACGAACAGGTAGAAGTTTCCGAGCTCACCCGCCATAGTCTGGGCGATAGGAACCTTGACCGAGTAGGCAACAGCCCCGACTGTGGTAGTTGTCAGTCCGACGGCTATGGTCGCGGTGGTGTCGGGGATAACGGTGTTGTCCCCCGCAGCATCCAGACACAAACGCATCGTGATTGTAGTCGGAGGCCCAGCCGCCAACGCCGAGACCTGTACGACGATGGCCTCCATGGCGTAGTTAAACGCCCGGCCAGCCATGAAGGCCACGACATCTGCGAGCAGGTTGTGGTTGTGTACGTTCGCCGGCGCGAACGCATCCCCAACAGCGAGTCGAGGGGTTGAGACCTGCGACGAATGAAAGAAAGCTCTGATCGGGGCTGCCATACGCACCTCCACGTTGGATCGGCTGCGGCGTTAGTATATCACCTCCGGTCCACGCCTGTCCTCATCTCAGCCTGCGCTCGTTTCAACTCGAACATCGTCTGCGACAGAATCTCCTCGGGGTCTTTCGCGCCTATGGGCGTCTGCGCTCCGATGGCGAACGACCACAGCGGGACGTTCCCCCTCCGCTGCTCTTTGATGTAGTCGCTGTCATGACCCGCCATGATGTTCTTGGTCATATCCTCGGTGGTGCGCTTCATCTGAAAGAGGGTCATCCACATGACATGTGTCTTGAACCTCTCCATGCCGGCAACTGAACTGAAGTACCACTCGTAATAGGCATCATCAGTGTCCTCACGGAAAGACGGTCGACCGGGGATCCGCTTGCTGCGGTCCAGAACAGGCCTGATATCATACGCCTCTCGGAACCACGGGAAGATGTCATCAGGTCCGTTGTGAAGCGCCCATGCCAACGCCCAGTCGGGAACCTTCCAGCCCTTGTCGGTCTGCCGGAGCGACGAGTGGATCCAACCCTCAATCATCTTCGTAAGAACCGGATGCAGGTTCTCCTCCGCAATACCCTTCGTGAGAAGAGCCTGCGACTCGACCTCCGGCTGGAACCAACCAATGACCCATGCCCCCATCGAGAGCAGGTCGGAGAAGCTGTCCACGCCTGGGTCGCTCGGGCCGTAGTTCATCGCACCCGCTGTGCCATCAAATACATACTTGGTGGGGTCAACCACGATCCGGGACTTCGTGTAATCGGCACCGTACAGGTACTGCGTAGACGCCTGGTGGCTATCCCGCAACGCCAGCATCTTCCTCGAGAACACCCCGCCGTCTCGAGCAATAGACTCTATGAGCTCGAGCATCATCGAGAGCCGGAAGGTGACGAACAGCATGACTCGGTTCAGCAGCGTGCGAACGATGCCTGGGGCCCGGCCGTAGTCAAGCACCACAGCTTTGGCGAGCTGACCGGCTTGCTGCTCGGTCATCCCCTCCTTCAAGGCAGACGCGAACGTGTTGTGGCGGAACGCACGGTCTGTTGCGTTCGCTACGTACTGGAAGATGTTCGTGCGCAGGGGATCGAAGGTCCGCAAGAACTGCGCCCACGGGTTTTTAGCCGAGCCCCCCGACGCAAGATGCGCATCCCTCATCAGGTCTCGCATCCACGCTTCCTGAAACTCGATGGAACCTCGAGTTATCTGGATGTTGGCCCGACCCATGGCATCCTGGAGTGCTGCTTGGGTCCAGCGTCGGCCAGTGCGAGAGGTGAACACAACCGCATCAGGTGGTCTCGGCGTCACCGCATCCACGAGCTTCGGCGGGAGCGCCGCCAAAGCCTTCTTCAAACCCTCCCGGCGGGAGAGCATCCGCGCCTCCTCCGCGACCCGGGTGAGGGCGACCGTCGGGACAAGGGTGACCGCCTGCTTTGCTACATCCACTGCCTGGGCAACGTACCCCCCCCCACGCGCAGCTCGAAGCGCCCCGACTGCCCCCACCGTTGTCAGTGCCAACAGCGGAGCAGTTAGCAGATTCATTCCGATGTACCGCATATTCGGGGCGGGGACCGGCAGGATGATTGGCCACCCGTCTTCTGTAACCCCCGCTCCTACCGCATAGAAGCCGCCAGCCAGCAGCCCACCAGCGGCGAGTGTCCGAGAGGAGAAGAACGCCCCCTTGATTAGGTTTATAGCGAACATAGCGGCATTCTTCCCGCGCTCGACCGGGTCTCCACTTCGCCAGGCTTTGACGAGTCGGTCTCGCTGGGTCAGCATCTCCAAGTTGTCGATGAGACGCCCGTCCTTGGCTGACGCCACCAGCTTCGCGATGGCATCGGAATACGAGTCACCCATGAGCAAGATGGCAGGTTGGTAGGGGTCTATCTCCATCACATTCGCGACGATATTCTGGAGGCTTCCCGGCCCGCGGCCCGGGGTGAAGCCCAGTGCCCGCGCATTACTCAAGAACTCCTCTACCGCTGGGACTATCAGCGTGTCGAAGGCGTTGCTCATCAGCCCGTCAGCCAAGCGCATAGCAAGGTCGCCCTCGACCACGTTCTCCATGGCTATGATCGCCTCGCGCGAGGGGGTGGCTCCTGCCGGGAGCCTGTCGAACTTCACTCCCAGCTTCCGGCTGCGGGCAAGCTCCCACAGATCGAGCAACGCAGTGTCACCTGGATTCAGCGTATCGCCCTGCGATCTCGCAAGCTGGAGCCCCTTCGCCAACAACTTCGTTGCAAGTAGGGTCGCGTCCTTCTTGTAGGCAAACACAACCTTCTTCAGGCTGTTGAAGTCTATGTCGACGGTGCCATCTTTAAGTATCTGCGTGAGTACATCGCTGATGATCTCCTGTCGCGCCTTCGGGCTGAACGAGTTGTACATCCGGGCCGAGGCCTTATCGAGCTCCCGGGTATAGGCGCCTCCACCGATAATAGGCGCCAACCCGTATTCATCGACCCCGGGTCGAGGGGTCATCACATCGAGCTTCGCCAGCTCGGCAAGCTTCACGTTCACCTGGGAGGCGATCTCCGCTTCGGCCCGGGAGAGTGCTGTGGGCGCGTCGTCCCCCGCCTTAATGTGGGCTGCTCGAAGGGATTCTACCGTGTCCTCGAGACCGTCCTCGATGAGGGTCCGGTAAACCGACGTGCGGTTCTTGACCGAGAGTAGCTGCTCACTGCGGGCAAGGTTCGGTCGGCTGCTGAACGCTGAAGGCATGAGCTCGACCCACACCTCGGGGCTCCTAATCCTCATCGCCGCTACACCGCGGTCAATGGTGCGGACCTCATCCGCCCCCACAGCCCAGGCGGTGAGCACTTGGGAGAGGGCGTCGTCGTTAAAGCCGGTGGGGATGCCCCCGAAGTTCTCACCCTTTCCCCTTTCTTTGAGGCGAGGGTTTTCTACGCGCGCCTTCTCGATCACAGCCTTCAGGTTGTCCAGGCTGGGCATCAGATACTCACCTGGGAGGCGAGTGGCCCGGTTCGGATCGATGCCGGGTAGTGTGACCCACCGCTCAACCGCGTCCTTAATCGTGTCGTATTCGGCTTTATCGAAGAACAGAGAGAGGATGTTCTCCCACGTATCCTCCATGACCTGCGCGGCGATATTGCCCCTCACCGTGCCTGCCCAGTCTGTGGCGTCACGCACATCTTTCTGGATAAGCTCACCCACCGCGGCCCCTCCCTGGTCCCCGCTGGTCGTATAGGCCACTCGATACCACGCATCGTTGTCGGCTTGCCCGGCCGACATTAACCGCTCGGCTTCTTCCGTTGCGGACTTAATCTTGTCCTGCACCACCCGGGTGATACGGGTCTTCACAATCCCATTGAGGGCTGCGGCGCCCGGGTTCGGGAACCCGACAGCTCTTGCGGTCGTGGTCGCATCGCGGAGCTCCCGTTGGAAGTTGTCTCCAATCCCACCGACCCGGCTCTTTAGGTCAGCGAACAACCGCTGGATAGCACCGTGGCTCACCTTCTCGTACAGGAATGGCGCGTCCTTACCGAACTTGGCTGTTGCCCAGACCTTGGCTCTATGTACTGCCTTGCGCACACCTGACAAGTCGACGGCTATCTTGCTCGGCAGCACAACTCTCGCCGCTTCGCTGATGAGCAGAGGCACCGTGCGGGTGGCAAGGTTGACGATATTCCGGCGAGCTACGCGAGTCTCGGGGAGCCTGTCGAGCCCTACGTTGACACGCTCGACCATCGCGCGCTCGGTCTGGGGGCCACCGAAGGCTGTCCGAGCAGCGCTGTAGAGCTTAGCGGGCTCATCGGCTTCCGATATGTCGTCCATCAGGTGGAGCCGGAACATGTCTGACTCAATCTGCTCGAGCACGTAGGCCATATCGCCTTCGCTCAAGACGCTTGGTGCGTCGTCTGGGCCCGCGTCTATGTGGCGAAGTATCCGTGTGAGGTCTCGGTTGCGCCGGATGTTGCCGGCACCGAAAGCCGTCAAGATAGCATCGCGTAGCCCGAGCTTGTCTCCGGTGACCGTCACATCGTTGACTTTCGCCCCGTCTACCTTCCGGCCTTTGTGCTTGACGGTGAACGCCTGCCGGTAGGGCTCCATGTCGCGTTTAACTTTAGCGAACAGTGCTCGAGTTACCCGCTTAATAGGGGCAATAACGCTGCGGGTGACGAATACAAAGTCATCGGGGATCTCGTTCTCGATGGTCGCCTCGATGGCTCGACCTGCCGATGCCCTGGCCGCCGATGCCACCTGAAAGAGGTGCGTGCGGATCGTGGCTGGGTTCAGCTTGACCTCCCCCATCCGGCGTTGGAAGATGCGCCCGAGCTCTCCTGTCACCGACACTTCGTCAGCGCTGCGCGATGCCTTCACGAGGTCAGAGCCCAGCTTGTGGATCTGAAGCGGCACAGGCTTACCCGGCTGCACCGGGAGCGCCCCCGACATCGAGCTTGGGTTGGGGTAGAGCGTCTTGACCCACTCCTCCAGCGACAGCTTCTGCTTGTTGTCCAGCGCTGGCAGCACCTTCTTGGTTACGCCTCCCTGTGCAAGCAGGTTGCGGATCCGCGCCTCGGGGTTGGCGACCCCGCTCTCTACAATCTGCATGACCCCCGGGCGGTAGACCTCTGCCCGCCACTGGTAGATGACCTTGTTCAACCGGGTTCTTTCGGCTTGGGTTAGCACCCGCTCGGGAAACGCCCCCCCGAACCCTGCCTGTTTGCGGAGGTAAGGGCCTATCGCCGTGCCCTGAACAAGCGTATTGAGATCCCGCCCGTCGACTGCGGCTTCGCTTGCATAGAGGTGCATCTGCATGAGGTAGGGCGTCTGCATCTCGGAGCCGCCGTACTCCCCCGCTACCCTGCGGACATTGTTCGCACCCACCTGCGCATCAAAGAGGTCGTCAGGTTTGGGTGTCCCAGCTCGACCCTCGAGCAAGTCACCCACCAGCCGCTGGGCTTTGGCTAACTCAGCAGCTTTGATGGGATGCCCCAGCGTGAACGCTGCCTGGTGGAGCTTGGTCGAGCCTAACTGCTTGGAAGCCTTGGTAAGGCCCTTTGACCCCAGCCGAGCGAGTTCCTTTGTCAACTTGAACGGGCCGATCCCGTAGGCTACCTCGAGACCAACACCGTACCAATACGGAGTCGTAGTGCCCATGTGCTCGTAGATGGTGTTCTTGCCCGCAGCCGAGCTTTCCGTGTAATCTTCCCGAGCCCGGTAATACTCCGCGGCCCGCTCCTCCCGTAAGGCTGGTGCGCTCATGAACTCGTCGCCCGCGGAGCGACCCCGGGCGAGCGCTGTGGCGTAGTCGATAATGAAGTCGCCCGTAGCCGAGGCTACCCGCACACCGTAGGGGTCAACGGATGTGGCTTGCGTTCGTTGGGTAGGCTGGAAAGGAACAAGCATCGCCGGGCCAGGTACATCTGCGGCAAACTGGAGGAGTTCCGACTTCTCCTTCAGCCCCGGGATGGCGGCGAGGAGCGTGTAGAGATTCGGCGGAGTGGGGAGCTCGACCGCACCTGAGAATGTCTCCCGCGCATCCTCGGGGGTCATGCCCCCCCGCTTCACTGCCTGGTCGATCAGGCCCTCGTGGATCCGATACGCCCAGCTATTGGGATCGACAGGCTCTCCGGTGGCTGGGTCTTGCTCCCAAACCAACGGGCTGTACCCCATAGCCACGGTGTTGATGAGCGTGCTTACGGTTGCAAACCAAGAACGAAAGGCGGCGCCTGTAACCGTCTCGATGGTGCGCGCCTCCCCCGGGCGCGTGTACATGAACATCTCATCGAATGACTGAATGACCACGTCTTTGTACTGCTGGTCGAAGAAATCCTGCGCCTCGGAGTCTTCGAGGATTTGGTCATAGTTGAGCTGCCGGGTGATATCGGAGAGGTGCTGCCGAAGCTGCCGCATCTGCCGAGCAATCTTCTCGGGAGACATGAGTTCTTGTTTGGCAAACGCCTCGGTGACATGCTCGGCTCGGGTCGGTTCTCGCCAGTCCCCCTCGGGGTCGTCCGGGTCCAGGTAGAAGGCTTTGTTCTCGAGCTCCCCCGTCTCCTCGTTCACCACCCGGCGCCAGTAGATGCGGCTCTCCCGTGTCGGGGGAAACGCGCTCTCTATGTGGCTGGGCTCTGGCTCCCCTTCGACGTTGAAGCGCATCGAGCGCAGCTTCTCGGTGACCTCCTCTTTCGCCCGCGCCCTCGCTTCTTCAGGGGGGAGTTTCGACATGAAGATATGGAAGTCGGTAAGGTCTTTCTCGGTTTCCGTTAGCCCCCGGTTGAACTCTGCAATCGCAGCTTGGGTGTCCCGCTCCCGACCGTACCTGGGCTCGGCACCTTCCGCAGGAGGGACAACGAACCCGGTGTAGGAAAGTGGGGGGAGCGACGGGGGGCGAGCCACCGCGGTCCCGGGAGAGGGAGACACACCCACCGCGCCCGCTGACCCTGCCACTCCCCCCGAAAGCTCTGCACCCGTCTGCCTGTAAAGCTCTGCAAGATGAGTCGCACCTCGAGCCTCGGCGGCAACGGCTTCCTTCTCGTAGTGTTCAGCGGTACGGGCCATCAGAGGCTACCCCAACTCCAGGCCCGGCCGTAGGCTTCATCGACCCCGGGAAGTACTGCTTTAGAAGCTCCAGCTCGGAGAGCTGTGCTGCCGCCGCAAGCTGTGCAACCGCCTCCATGTCGTTTGCATCCAAGGCCTCCATCAGGGCTGCCCTCACAGCGGCATCCTCCTCAGCAGTAGACATGATCGGCGCAGGCACCCCAACCTCCACCGTCGGCAAAGACGGCTGGAGGGTAACGGGCGCGGGGGAGGCTGCGTGGGTGCGCACCTGCTCTGCTTGTTCCTGCGCGGCGATCTCTTGATTGCGATCAGCCATAAACTCCTCGGCCAAAAGCCCGTACTCGGCCTCCGGCCACGCCTCCTGCGCAACCGGCGCGGGGACCGGAGCCTCGGCACTGCGAGTGGCTTCGTTGAAGGTCTGAGTCTTCGCGTTCTGGCTGTAGTAGAACGCACCCCAATACGCCGAGGCTCGCTTCTGGTCCCCCCCATTCTGGTACTCCCTGAAAAGCTCTTGCACAAACTGGCCAAAGTCCTGGGCCGGGTTCGTTTCAATGAAGCTCTGCGTCCAGGCCTCCACATCATCGGTAGGGGTGACTGTCCCCCCGCCTTGTCGGACCCGGTCAAGCGCAAGACCCAAGGATTCACCGGCGAGTGGGTGTACAGACGTTGCTGCCGCCAACGCATCGGGGGGCACCTGCCCCTCCCAGCCCAGGGATCGACGAGCAGCGCGGGTCGAGGGGCTGGGCTTACCCCGGAGCCCTGCTATTTCTACGTCGAGCTGCGCAAGACGGTCCCGGAACAGGGCCTCAGCGTCTCCCGTGGGCGCGGCGGTGGAACCTGCGGTGCCTGCCTGGGCAACACCTGCAGCACCCGGCTGGGCAGCTCCGGCGACGGGCTGTGGTACGGCCCCCTGCGCGCGTAGATACAGTTCTTCCGCGGTGAGCCCGCTGGCGGGCGACTTGGAGGTTGCCTTCCACTGCTTCCGTTCTTCTGCCTCGTGGTACGCCGGGGTGCGCCCATCCGCGACCATCGCCGTTACAAAGCCGCTACCAACTATGTTGTCAATAGCGGCGGCTACCCCGTCGGGGTCCGACTGCCCGGTGATTGGGTCTATTGCAAACTTGTCTAGTTGCTCAAACCCTTTTCGGGCGCGAAGATCGGTATACAGCCGGCCGGCCATCAGCCTGCGCTGTGCCTGACTCATCCCGTCTTCGGCGAAGATGTCCAGCCCACTCTTCAGAGAGAGGGACCAAGCGTCAGCGAGCGCCGTTTTGAGGGCTGATCGATTAATCGCGGGGTGGATGTCGAGTGCTTTCTTTACTTCGTGTATGAACTTTTGAGCGGGGCGGTCGAGGGTGAAGCGGTCCTCGAAGACTGCGGCTGCCTCTAAGTCATGTGTGCCGACTATCTGCAGCCGGTCGACCTCGAGCTTGGCGAGATCCATCGCCACGTCGTTGACCCCGCCTCCGCGAGTGCCTCCGCGAGCGCGTCCGCTGTAGTAGGAAGATCCCCGAATCTTGGCGTTCTCGAGCCTGGCGATGTTGTTGAGGATGTGCGCCCTTTCGTTGGCAAAGATGCGCATCTTCTCCAGGTCTGCCTTCGATTCCCAGGTCTCGGATTCGAGGATGCTTTGGTACATCCGCTGCTGGAAAGCCGCGGGGTGGTACTTCGCGTAGAGGGCCAGCGCCTGGGTCAGCGTTTGCTGGATATCTTGAAACCCCGAAGGAGTAACGGGCGGGTATGTCGGCTGGGGGAGTGCCATCGTCTATGGTACCCGGGTGTGTGGATCGTATGGGCTGGATTGGTATTGGTACGGATCTGCCTGGGAGCTGTACGGGCTGCGGTAGCCGTAGGAGGCTGCCATGATCATCGCGTCCCGGTTGCGCGCTTGTTCCTCGAGCCACTGCTCGTTGGCCGCCGCTTCTTGCTCCAAAGCAAACTTCGTCATCGCGATCTGCCCGCCGGCCCCAACCGCCGTTGAACCCGCGTTCCAGAACGCAGCCGTCGCTGCGCCTTGGGAGGATGATTTCGCCATCTCGAGTTCCATCTGCAACGCCTCGGCTTTCTCCTTGGCGGCTATCTCTGCAGCACGGATGTCCTGAGTCTGCTGCTCCAGCATCTTTGCCTGTACTTGTTGGGTCGCAACTTCACCCTGGAACAGGTCTCGAGCACCGATAGCCCCCGACCCTGACATCGACTGGGCTTGCTGGAGCTGCCGCTGCTGGGCATCCGTAATGACCCCAGCACGCGCCGCTACACCCTCGGCCTCCATCGAGGCTCGCTGCTCGGCAGTCAGGGCGCCCCCGCCGGCCTGGAGCTCGGCGAGTTTCTTCTCCCACTCCTCGGGGAACATGGCCTTTGCTTGTGCGCGCTCCGCGCCGTAGCGAAGCGCTGCGCCGCCGGCCGCGGCTAAACCTGCAACAAGTAGAGCGCTAACGGGCATGTATCACCTCGATCAGTAGTAGACTTCTAGGGCTATGCCCCAGTTAATGATGGCAGAGCGGTCGATGGTAGACCAGTGTACAAGGCCCACCGATATATCCCGGCCCGTCTTATACACCTTCGTCCCGCTCATATTACCGTACCCGAGCAGGGTGTAGGGGTACCGCGGACCACCCGGGGGGTTGCCTGTTGAGGCGGTCACCCAAGCCTTGTGGTTGTTGACCACTTCCTGAGCGTGCGCTGGGACTATGTTCGTAGTGCCAAGGCTCGAGTCTCGGATATTCTCCGTCACCCACATATAGGCACCCGCACCCTGGGTGCGGTCCCCGTTGTCCGGGCCGTTGTTCGATTCCATCCACCAATGGAAGATGACCGTAGGATGCGGCACGGTCTTCCGTAGACCGATGGTGAATGAGGTCTGCGGAATCGCGGCCCAGTTCTCGAGGGTGGTGGGCTCCGTGACGCCATACCGTTTCCCGGTGAGAAACGCCGTGCCGAACTGGCAGCGAACCAAAGCCCCTCCGTCCCACTGGCTACCCTGGATGCCGGTAACCCCATGCTGAACTCCAGTGATGGGGTCGAGAATCGGAGCCTGGATGTGGCGCGTTTGCACCCACGCTGTATTCTTGAGGTCTGCGGTGACAACGCCCTCGTGGAGATACACCTTCAGCGCATCATCGTTGGCCTTGAGAGCCCCAGCCGAAAGCACGTTCCCATCAACAAACGTGTTGGGGGGAGTGTACGCCATTATGACCCCCGCATATGAACCGCTGAAATACGACCGCTCGAATACGATAATCCCCCAACTGCGTTGATGTCGTACAGCAGCAGGTTCTCGTTGTTCCCAGCAGCCAAGTGAGAAGGGTGAAGGATGCCGGTGAGCTTCACACGCACCCCGTACACCGTCACGGTCCCCGTGGCTGGATACGCCCACATCCCCGACACAGCATAGTAGCCGTGCTCGTTGTGCCCCTCATAGAGAGTTGGGTTTTCGATCTCCCCAGCGGTGGCGATCCCCTCGCTGTACACCGACCACGCACCGACTGTAGAGGTGGCAGCCGTCTGGTGCAGGTAACCACCTTTGTCCGACCCGAAAGTAGACGCAAACCCAGTCTGATTTGGAACCGTCACCCAGGTGGACAACGCCGCGCTGGTGATATCCCACTCAAGGTACATCACCCAGCAGTGCATACCGTCGGTGATATTCCACACACCACCACTCATACCGGGCACTGAGTACAGCCCGGCTGGGGTGGGCACCACGCCTGATCTCCAAGGCGCCCCAACAAAGGTCGGACTCACCGACAAATCCCACCACAACCGGAAGACATCCCCGCTCACGAGAGACCACGGAGCCGCGCTCAGGTCCAGGAAGGTTGCAAGCGCACCCGCCGTCTGTATCTGGTGGTCGAGCAACGCGGCCAAATCTGTAGTGCTCGTCACCGACGTTATAGTCCCGGCCGTGATGTGCATATTGGCGTTGCCGAGCTGAGACTCCTTCGAGTTGAGCACGATGGGCGTATTCGTGAAGTGCGGGATGTCGAACGCCTGGTCACGAGTGTTGTTCGCGTCCAACGCCGGCCCTGGTGGTGCCTGGGTGTAGTCTGAATAGGTATTGTTCAACTCTGTAGCAGAGGTGGTATCTCCAGAATCAACCCGGGTTCTCTCTATTCTACTCATCTCCATCTCCCTACACAGACAACCCGGTTTCCCCAGAGGTGAGCCTGAAGAAGATGAGCCCCAGCGCCCACGTCCGTTATCGCGTCATCCGGCCCGGCGGCCTCTATGCTGAACTGGAGGGTGACCGTCACGTCACCGCTGGGCACCTGCGACTCCCCTACGATGCGGAAGCAATCCATCGCTTTCGCCGGTCCCAGCCGCTCGACCACCACCACATTGTTGTAGAGGATGCGAAGACCCACATAGCGGTCTGCTTGGCGCCCGGGTGGAACGCTGTCCTGCCGGGCGTTCTCGGTCCAGGTCCACCATATCTGTAAGGCGCTGTTGCCAAACCATTCCGTGAGGAGAGATCCCCCCCGAAACCCGGTGAGGCTTGTCTCAAACGCAGTGGTCCAGCCGGAACCATATAGCTGATAAGTGAGCCCCCGGAACTGGCCGGGGTCAGCATTGAGCTGCGACTCCATCACGGCTACTTGCTCGCCTGCCGTCGAGGCCGCCCCGGTTTCCCACGGAACAAACGTCCAGACCTTGTGGCGGGCGCCAGCCTCGATCATCAGCTCGGTGAGGCAGTCTGCCGGGTATTGAGCTCGGTCTAAGCCGGTCATCTGCCCGCGGAACTCCCGGTGCTGGTCGTTGAACTGGTCGGCTTCCACGAGCTGGGCCGGTCGTGCCTCGTGTTGGGTCCACTGCTTCATGCTCTCTTACCGGCGATGACCATTGTTCCCCGGGAAACGTAGTCCAGTTCGTATCCGACAAGCAGGATATCATCGGTGGTCTCGATGCGGAACTTGAACCAGCTACAGGACTGCACCGCAACGGGGATCCGAATCGGGACAAGCCGGGGATCTTGCCACACCGCAGTACCCACAATGCCCGTGTTGTATACCGGCTGGGAAGCCTGATCGGGCGGCTGGTACAAGAACCGCTCGTCGGTGTTGGCCACCGTGTACTCGAAGTCCTTGTACGCCTTGAGCTTCACCGTGACACTGCCCGTGGTCTGAACCCACAGGGTGACGTACTGCACCTGCTTCTTTACCTGGGCGTCCCCGAAGTCATGCCAGCACGATTCGTAGATGGTGGTCGGCGGAGTGCCCACGCTGTAGGCATCCGCAACTATCGTCCCGCCGAGAGCTCGAGTAGCTGTGACAGCAAACACCCCTGCCGGGCTATCCGCGCCCGCCTCGACCCCTGTGTGGTGCCCGAAGATGAGCGTGCCGTTGTAGGTCCGGTCGATGCACCCCACCGGAAACCCGACTCGGATGCTCCATCCCTTCTTCTCGAGGTGGAACACACACCCAAGACCCGGCCGGTCGTCCCCGTCAACAGGAATGTAGAGGTGGTAGGCCCGCTCCTGGGGCGAGTACCTCCCCACCGCTCGGGCTGCACACTCTTTGGTTAGACGCACCGTCTGCTTTTGGATCGGGGCGCCGAGAGGAACCACCTCGAAGACTGCGCCACCGTCGAGGCCACCTGTCAGGGCGTAGATGCCGTCCTGGGCGAGGAACACTACACCGAGTCCTGGCACAGCGTCGAGGCTGTGGGGCGACCGGCAAGACACCTGCTTGGTAACCGTCTGGACCGTGAAGCTCGGGTACGTGCCGGTGAGCACGTCGATGCTGTTCTCTCGGAAGATGATGAGGTTGTTGTAGTGCGCGTAGAGCCCGGTGATGGAGCCCCCACCGCCTGTCAAGGTGATGTAGTTGGAGCCTCCGTACTGATCTGGTTGGCCCGGGTTGGAGTAGAACAGCACATTCCCCGAATCGCGGCCCCCATCGAGGAATAGACAGTCCTTGAAAACAGCGCACACCCGAGCATACGGAACAGGGAAGACGACGCTCTCCACCTGGGCGGGTGCGGCGACTGAAAAGGAGGCACTCCTGCGAAACGCGTGGAAGAGCTCCTCGACGTTGTTTCGCACGTCCGCGATAAAGTAGAACTGGCTGCCGTCCTCGAGCGTTCCGTATATGCGCCGGGCCACGGTCCCCTCGGGCCCGATTGGTATCCGCAAGGTCGGGCAGTAGCGGTAACCCTTTCCGCTCGGGATATCCCAGTCGATATCGGTCTCCAAGCTCCGGGGGCTAACGCTGCCTGTGTCGGAGATGAAGGCCACTGCGAACTGGAAGTTGACCTCAATGCCATCGTCGCCGGCGTTATGGCCACCCATGCCAAATATCCCGGGAAAGGAGATAGCCTGGGCATACGCCGGGTACCAGTTGCTGGTACTTGCCCCCGTGTAGGTGTTGGTGCTTGCGCCGGTAGAAACGGTAGATACCGTTGATACCGCCAGGCCACCGGGAGCTGGGGGCGGGCCACTCCAACCCAACGAGCGGCACACCTGCTGAGCCACAACCAAAGGCGGGGTCTTCGGCAGCGGCCAGGGGCGCACCAAAAGAGGGGAGTCCTGCCCGTTGGTGATGATGACGCGGTCTCCAAACTGGGCGTAGACCGAAGCACTCTCTGTCGCGGTAGGGACGGCTCGACCCGATACGAGGGTGACAAGCACGCTCTCCTGCCCTACCTCGTAGTACAGGTAGAGAGATCCACCGCTCTCGAACAGAATGCTCTGCCGGGCCCCACCTGAAGTTTGGTTGAGCACGAACAAGCTGTCGATTCGACCAAGCGACGTGAACGGGGCGAACTTTACAGCGGCCGAGGGGCGATACTTCTCGAACCCTATCCGCGAGCTGAACGCCTGCGTCCGACGGTCGACCGTCATGTTCTCGATGAGGGTCGCGCTGTGCGGTTGCTGAGGAAGCGTCTCCTCCATGCCCCCGGCGATCCGAACCTGTAGCGTCTGCCCCTTCATGTGTGAACCAGCGTGCTGAACCTCGAGTAGCTGTTGGCCTCCATGTTCGACAGCCAGTTGCCCTTCACGATCCGACGGGAGGGCGTGATGAGATAGCGCCGCTCGAGCTTGAGAAGCATCGCGTCGTACCGCCTGCGGTAGAGCTCGGACTGAACCGGGTTGTCGTGCTTGATGAGAACGTCGGACAGCGCCTTATAAGCGATAATCATCCGCTGGTCGGGAGGGATAGCCGATACGTCGCTGTTCTCCCGCATCGGCTTGTGCGCCTGCATGTAGCGGATGGTGAAGACGTAGTCCTTGTCCTGGCGCGGATACAAACGTATACGCTGGATAAACCCGTCGGGGCTCACCAGGCGGGCATCCTTCCACAAGGTCTCGGTTGTCGTGAGCGTCGACTCATACAACCCAAATGTCCGCGCTAATACGTCTGTAGGGCCAACCTCAAATGGAGTCCCTGCGGCTGCGGTGGGGTCGTCAAGCAACCGCCAGGCGTTGTAGCCGTGCCCCGCACACCGGAAGTAATACCGCTTGTAAAGCCCGGTGAGTACGTTTGACGCTATCGGAGTTAAAACAAACTCGTTGGTATCTACCGCCGCCAAACTCACGGTTTGACCGTGGGGACTCTCGCGTCCGCCCCGAATAAAGGTGGAGGTGAACTCCACTGTTCGCGTGCCCCCCCCGCCACCGCCTGGTGTTGAGAGCGTAGCGGTGAAGTTGACGCGGGGAGATTCAAGGTACGCCGGGTCGGCAAAGACCCAGAACGTAGGGAGGTTGATCTCCCCGAGCGGCAGGTTGTTCCACTCGTCTTCGTACCGAGTGAGCGGAGTAAGCATCCCCGGGCTGTTGGGGGTCCGCGTGTTTGTCCTACGTGCAACGCCGAGTATCGTCGTGCAGTCTGCAGGAATGTCGAGGTACCGGTTGATGACCGTTGCAGTAAGAGCCCCCCCGGTGGTGGGTTTCCGGTCGATGTGCGCCGTCTGCCCCGTGGCTGCATCCACGCCCAGGATGGTGTAGGTGTCGTCGCCTACCTCTAGTTCCTGGTTCACCATCCACAGCTCGAAGAACGCTGCGGCTGTGGTGATGGTGCGAGTCAACACGCTGAACGTGACCGTGTCCGACTGGTCCTTGTACGCCGTTACGTCCGTCGCCTTGTTGATAAAGGTGAACGGCTTCGACGAACAGATCTCCCTGTCCGCCTCGTTGAGGAGGTCGTCGACCTGGCGAGAATACGTCGTGTTCGACGGGTCGTAGTCGAGCACATTCGCGACGTACTCTCGCAGCGATTTAAGGTCGGTCGCAGGCAATAGACACTCCTATACAAGCCCCGCCCCGAAGCCGAGGCAGGGTGTGCTCGAGAGCCTGTTGCTCAGAACTTCTTGAAGACCATGACTTCGGCAGTGTTGGCTGCCGCAAGCGTCAAACAGACACCGAAAGTAGCCCGAACCGAGTAGGCAACAGCCCCGCTTCCATCTGCGATGTACTCTGCGGGACCAAGCCGACCGGCCGTAGTGGTTGGGGTGAGTTCCATCCCCACACCCGTTCCGGTCACGACGTTGGCCGAAGCGACGTACCCCGCAATACAGACGCGCACGCTCGCAGGAGACACCGCCGTACCGGTTGCCGTCTCGAGAGCGACACCGACGACTCGGCCATCGGAATCTGTCGCAAGGGCTTCCGCAGGAGTCTGCACAATGTACAACGCCTTATCGGCCCCGGTCTGGGACACGTCCCAAGAGACCCAGTCGCCAGACGTGATTACGCCCTCCGCCAGGAAGATTTCGACTTGCCGACGATTCGAGGTCGAGGCCCCGAAGTCAGAGCCCCCGTCGAGCTTCTGAAGTAGTGTAGAACCAGCCATCTCAGGTCTCCGCGTTTACGAGGCAGCCGTGACCGCTGAGATTCGAGCTGCAAATCTGCATCCGAACAGCAATCTGGGAGGATCGGGCAGCGTAGCCGCTGATGCTCTCCATATCGCCGAGCTCGAACTTTGCATCCCGATCAAAGTAGATCTGGAACAGTCGACTGTTTAGGAAGTACATGGACATCTGGTTCGCGACCCCGCTGCCCCCATTGAACCCGAGGTTGGGCTCGATGAACATAGACGCACCGTTGTACTCGAGAGCCAGGCGACCCGCCATGTTGCGAACCTCGGTCATCGAGACGTACCGCTCCTGGTTTTGGAGCTGGTCTTTGAACAGACCGTAGCTGATCGGGCTCGCAAGAATCAGGTCGACATCACCCTCGGGGGCATACATCTGACAGTCGATGAGCAACTGCTGCATCGTATTCAGCCCGGTGAGCGCGAAGGTGCCCGCTCGGGTCTGGTTCTGCCAGCTCGTGGGGAAGGCTGCCTTGGCAATCCCGCCGACGGTGTTGGTCTGGCTACCGAAGGGGAGCAGAGCTCCACCCTCGAACCAACCGGTATCCCCACCGGCTACTCCGTCGAGACCGTTGAGAGTCTGAAGGTCGGTGAGAATCGTAGAGTTGCCCCGGATGAGCTGCTTCTCGATCTCCCGCTTGAACATCCCCATGGTCTGCTTGAGCCGAGCTTCCGCGATGCGGATGATGGCTCGCTCACCCTTGTTGGAAAGTTCTTCTTTCCGGGTGATGACGACAGGAGCCGTGGCATCGCACCAGCTATAGCTGGCTGTCCGCATCGGATCTTTTACGGCTAGCGATACGGATTCGTAGCCTGTCGTCAGTTGAGTGATCGAAGAGTGATCAGTTAATATGACCGGAGAATCTATGTACGACCCGCCGTCTACTACTTCGACATTCCCGAGCGTGTTAACAGCGTCGACCAACGGGATGATTCGGAAGGTATTGTCAACCTCCTTGTCCCGAAGAATACGCAGTGTAGACGCAAGAATGTCATGCTGTACACCAGTTGTGGTGGGCATGAATAATCTCGAACTGTGCTGTGGAACGATAGCCTAGGCGTGTCCGAGACCGGATGCCGACAATCAAGCGTGTCCCGAAGGGTCTTGACAGTCCCCTCGAATATACCTCAACCACCGCCCGCTTTCAAGGCATTGTAGATTTCCCACGCGCTTTTCTTCTTGAGCTCGGGATTCACAATCCGCTGACCCGGACGCCTCCCTTGAGACGGAACACCCGCGGCGCGACGGGCCGCTCGAGCACGAACCTGCTTGCGCTCGGACGCCTGGCGCTGCTCCTCGGCTGAAAGCCTGCCCTTTACTGCCCAGTAGGCATCGGAGAGCTTGAGGTTGGGGTTTTCCTGCAGAGCCTTGTACACACCCTGCTTGACGATGGGGTCTTCGGTGAGGTCGGGGTGGTTCTCCTTGAAGTTTGTGTACTTCGCCGCCGCCTCGTGCTGCTGGTTCTTCTTGTGAAGCGGCTCGAGAACCTGCTGTAGTCGAGCGGCTACTTTTGAATCGATGAGCTGTTGGATGTGGTCGGCGTTGAAGGGGTCGAAGTCTTTGGGCGCTTTGCCGGCCTGGTCTCGCAGCGAATCCATAAGCCCGCTGTCGGAGAACGCCTTGTTCTGCGCCTCGATCTTCCGCTTCTCCTGCGCCAGTTCTTGCGTCTTACGGGTGAACGCTTTGCGGAGCTCCGCCATGGCTCGCTGAGCCTCGGGCGGCTGAGCCTTGTAGACACTGTCCCAACTCTCCCCCTCGAGCAATCCCTCCGGCTCCGGCTCTGGAGTGTTCCGTTCTACCTCGGCCCGTTCCGTGGCAAGACGCGCCTGCTTCTTCTCGTAGGCGACAAGCAGGTTCTCTACTTCTTGCTTGTACTTGTTGGGCATCGGGGAACGGTTGCCCGCATTCTCGGGAGTCGCTGCCGCTACCTCGTCGACCGGGGCAGGTGTACTCTCGACTGGTGCCGTATCCGCTGGTGTCGCCGCGGGTGCGCCTGTCGTTTTTTCCATGTCTACATTCTCTCCATCATGAGGGCTTCTTCATCGATAGCTCCCGAAGCTGGGCCCATCGTCTCGTCGACCACAACTTCCTCCTCAAGCGGAGCCGTCATCCCCGACGCATAGGCAGGGTCCGACGCAAGCTGCTGGATCGTCGACGCAAGCAGCGCGACATCCCGGTCGTCCTCGATCCCCGCGAGGGAGATGTCCACTACGGAGCCCGTTTCCACGGCGGCATCCGAAAGCATCGAGAGCAATCGGACAAACTCCATCGGGAACTCGGTGATGTCCCCCTCGAACTCGGGGTAATCCCCGTCGAACCCGCCCGCTGTGAGGGCTGTGTTGGTGGCGTCCACCAGAGCGTTCATCGCAGTCTGGGAAAACATGCCCACAGGCACCTCGAGCATCGTATCGACTTCTGCCTGGATCTCACCGCCGGCTGCTCGGAGATCGACCTCGGCGGCTGCAAGATCGTCGGTGTTCTCGTACATAGATTTGGGCATCCTACACCTCGTCGGGATTCGGAAAAGTTTCTGCCATAGCAATCGAAGTGTTGCCCGTATCCTCGAGCACACTTTGGTAAGTCTTCATGTTCTGCTCGCACCGGTCGTGCTCGGAGGTCACCCGGCTCTGCTCGGCTTCTACTTCGCCGTCTTCGAGAGGCCGCAGGCCCCGAGACCGCATGACCGCATCTCGGTGGTTGCGATCTCGCAACGTCACCCCCAGACCTCGGTCATGCTTGCCGTCCCACTGCGTATCTCCCCACCGAAGCGTTGTCTTCGCCATAAGAGAAGGTACGAGTTTGGCTGCCTGGCCGCAGGCAGAACACACCGCAGGGCGCCGGCAAACCTCGTATCTGCGGAACTGCTCGGTTGTATGGGAAGACCTGCATACATATTCGTATATCGGCACTACACGACCCCACCGGGAGGCAGAATGGCGGAAACTTGGTTCGGGGAGGGAAGCTTACCCATGCCCATACCCATTCCCGGCAGACCTTGCTCGGGCGGTGCCATCCCCGCTGGGGGAGAACCCGGTGTGGGAGCAGCCGGGCCGGGGGGTGGTGTCGCCGGAGCCAGAAAGTCCTCCGGTAAGTCGTAGGCGCGCACGATGGACTTGAGGATCGTCTCGGTCGGCACACCCAAAGCCTGGAGGATGGGTATGAGCTGGGTAAGCTCTTGCTTCTTAACCGCCTCGGACATCGGAGTACTGCCCGAGTCTTGGGCAAAGAAGGAAAAGTCTCCCGTGAGGTCGTCCGCCTTGACGACTCGAGCACGATTGCCCAGGCGAATGAGCTCGTCTTCGTCCCCCATGAGGGTTGCGAGCATCACCACGTAGGTTTGTGCTACCTGGCTGATGGCGGCATCCCGCTCTCGTGCCATCCGGCCGATCTCGCTGGCGCTATACGCTGCAAGTGCCGTAATCTCCGTCGCCGTGGCCTTCGTCGCCTCCCCTCGCGTGAACGGAGCAAGAATCGAACCGCGGCCGAAGTCATCCTCGACCTGCCGCTCGTATACCTCGAGCTCGGGAGGAACCGGCGTATGCGGGACCGGCACAATCGCTGACCGCAAGTCCTGACCGGGGGACAGCTCGATCTCGATGAACTCCCCGTCCTGGCCCTGCGCAATCTTCGCCATGCTCTCGGGATCGAGAACTCCCGCCTCGACCATCCACTGTCGAGCGCAACGACGGATGCCGTTCGCCTGGAACGTGCGGATCGTGTTGATCTCCACAACCTGATCGTACACTCGACGAAGCGCGCTGTACCCGCGCAAAGGATTGTCCGGCTCCCTGCTCATAAACAGAGGAACAATGGGGACTATGGCGCGGTCGCTCGAGGTGCGGAAAGGAATCCCGTCGAACTTCTCTACCTCCTCCCCCTCGACCCCCACCGAAAGCTCTACGCCGTCGTACAGGAACTTCTTCCCGTTGAGGTAATCCGGCGACCACACAAACATCTTCTCCTCTACCAAATCGTAGAACTCCACGAGCAAGACGTAGTCCGCGATCTCCTCATTCACCGGGTCGTCATCCCGACGATACGCCGCTACCTCATGGTCCTCGGACTGGTAGTCGATGTACCGCATGAAGCTGCGCTTCGCGTACTGCTTGTTGCCGTACTTCGCCTTCGCCTCCGAAAGAGTCACATAGTAGACGTGACCCACATACCGCTGAGTAGCCCAGCTCGAAGCTGCATCGTCTACGACCACATCCCACGGACCTACAGGAGTCACTTCCACCCGACGAAGAACGTCCCGAGAAGCCGTCGCCGACAACTTCATCGCGGCCCAGGGATAGATGAGCGACAGCCGAAGCGTGTCCTCGATCTCCCGACGGCAGTGCAACAGCCAGTTGTTCGCCATCTCCTCCGTCAACTCCGGATCTCCCGATCCCCGAAGGTCCGCCCGGACAACCACAGAAGGGTCGCGGATGAACAACGACGCAAGATAGCTCTCGATGAGCTCATACGCCCTCGAGGTCTCGATCAACAGATTGGCGTCCAACGTCTGGTTCCGCTGCCAGTACCGCATGAGATACGCATTCCGAAGCCGGCGCATACTGGGCCGACGCTCATCCCAATACTTCTTGTGGTCCGCGTAGAGTTGTTCCGCAATCTTCGGCGTAATCATTCGGCTCGCCTCCAGGGCAACGCCTGCTCTCTAATCCGTAGAACCCGTCTCTGACGAATGAAGTCGTCCATGTGGCCCCGGCTGGAATCTCGGCGTTGGCTTCGAGGTGCGCTACGCACACAACGATACGCAAGCGCGAGCGCCATCGCAAGGTCGTCGTGCAATCCTGCAGGAGCTTCAGGAGTCACTTTCCGAACCTCCAAACCCCGCAACTCCTGAATCGTAGACTGGTCGAGAGCAAACAGAATCCCCGCGCGGATGTGCTCCCGCAGACATTCATACGCATCGAGCTTGCTCCGAACCGTCGTCACCCAGTGCTTGCCGTTCGGCTTCCGCCACAACCGGCGATACCGCAAGAGATGCAGCTCACGCAGAACTACATGCCCGTGGTTGTTGCTCTCGCACAGCACAAGCGCATCGTTGTACCGCTGGGCAACTGTCGCTACTCGAGCAGCCCACTCGTGAGGCGCAAGCTTGTTGCTCCGCTCTATATACGCCGGCTGAAGCGTACCCAAAGCAACCACAACCAGGGCCGAGTAATCCCGGCCGACACCACCAGAAACATCGACACCCATGACGTAGCCGCGATTCGGTTCCGGCGCAGCAAACTCCCGCTGGGGAGTCTCGAACCACACAACCTCGATGGAATCCAAATCCTCGGCAGAGAAGTAGGTCGACTCTCGAGACAAAAACGCATCGTCCAAACAGCCGGGGTACTCTCGCCGGAAGCTGTTTAGCCCCAGGGTGGAGACGAGCTTCCGACGCCAGTACAACTGCGCATCGTCCAACCCGTACCTGTCCGCAAGCTCTGCTTCAGACGCCGTCACACAGAAGTCATCGGGCAGATTCTCGTCCCGGTAGGGGCCGTGCTGCCACCACCAATAGGTGAACACAGACCACCCGTTCTCCGGTGCATTCTCGATGAGCCTGTGGAACGCATCCCCCGGCACGTTGGCTGTGCTCTCGATGACAAGTGGACCGTCCCCTACTGTGGAGACCGACTGGGCCAACACCTCATCCGGATCGCTATAGAATGCGAACTCGGAAAGGTGGGCACCTGTGAACTCGAAAGAACGGGTACCGCCCCTTCCGCCCGTGGTGAACGAGGAGAAGCCTGCAAGGGTGTCGGCGAAGACTGTCTCCTCGGCGGAGTCCACATCCAGAGTCCGGTGAAGCAGGTCGGGCAGACCCCGAAGCCAGCGACGGTCCATCCGACGTAGGTTCTTGGCCGAGCGGTCGTGAAAGCTCTGCACCGCGTAGGTCTCGGGATTCTTAGAAGTGTAGGCGCGGTGAAACTGCCAGGCGCGTACCGCGGTGGAGATCCCCACCTGCCGTGCCTTGATGACAATCACACGGTTGGTGCGGTCCATTAGATCCCACAATCTCTCCTGAGCCTCGTTGGGCTCGAACGGCACAAACCTGTGAAGCTGCTTGTGCTTGATATTCAACAGCTTGCAGAAGCTCTTGCGGTCGCGAAGCAAACCCTCGACGCCAGCGCGAAGGGACTTGGGCACCAAACCTGGGATTTGGATGTCACACTTAAATCTGTCTCTATGGATGTTACCCCCCCTCGGCGACTTTGGGGGTACCCCCGGGGGTTCGGGTGGCGAGGGACAGCTTGTTTGAGGTGAGACACAAGGCTCACCGAGGTTTAGCTGCTCTTCACGAGCGACAGTGAGTGCCCCACCTTCTAGTAGCGGGGGACCGATTAGCTGCTCTTCGCGAGCGTAGCGAGCGCTGCTAGGCTCCGGAGCTCTTGACTTGCCAATGGTACCGACGGTCCCGGCCGAGTCACCCGCCGACAAAGGCCAAGACCTCGGCCAACTGCGCTACGTCCCGGTCCACCTTCGGCTCGGCTGTCTCGGCCGATAGCCCGAGGTCCACCAGCCTCCACGCGCAGTCGAGACAAGCGCGCGAAGGTTGACGACCTTGACTCGTCCGCATTGAGCGTTCGATCAATCCTAGCGCGTCTGGTACGAGTCGCGATAGCGCGTCGCGGATCTCGAGTGGCGTCATCGTGCGGTCCGGCATCATCGACTCATCCATCGTCATCACCCCTCGGCACCTTACCAGCCCGACAGGGTGAAATGCAAGCGGCAATCGTAGCCAGGCCGCCGTCTACCCTCGAACCTTGACGGGTCAAGGCCATACACCCATACACCCTTTTAGGGGGGTAAAGTGTAATTGTGTTTGGTCACATCTTGCTCACTTGTTAACTCAGTGGTGTAGGGTGTAGGCGATAAGGCAGGTAGAACCTCGACTATGGGGCCCACACCCTCTCCGTTTTTGGGTGTGTGGGCGATATTCCAGGTTAAAACTGGCTTATCATCCACGTGGCAAATCACCTCAAATACGCCCATGGTACAACTGGTCCCGAATGTACCAACTTGCAAAGCTTCATGGTCCCATTGGTCCCATGCTCTTACTACTTGTTCAGTAGTCAAGAAAACCCCGCGGAGCCGACACACCATGATTGACCTGACCTTCACCTTCCGTGCATCTTCCCTCCACTTCTCCACCCGCGCGCGTCTCCGGTCCATCGGTCAGCTCGGCGTGGTTCCCACTGTTGACGGCTGGACACTTCGGGGCTGTGGTGTCCTGCTTGAAGCCCGAGGCTATCCGCAGTCCACTCGACTCGGTGCCCTCGCCCGCGGCGTGGTTGTCGGTGCGCTCGCCGCCTGTGTCTACGGTGCCGGCGTCATTGTCAGCGTGTCCGCGGTATCTGTCGGGATGTGGGGCTGATGTTCATCGATGCGCGGCCCGAGCCTTGACCGGTTCGGACCCCATCATCGACGAACAACAACCCCACAACCACAACCACACCGGACCTCACACCATGAAAACCATTCACGCCATGTGCCAAACCCGTCACCGCATCCAGCGGGTTCGGGTCGCAAGGCCCAGCTCCACACCGGAGCCCGAGCCATCCGACCACCTCAAACGGCTCTGGGCCCAGACTATCCCCTTCTGGAAACCACCCACAACTACGGACCCCACAGCATGAGACACCTCACCCACGTCATGGCCGCACAAGAGCGAACCCGCCTGAGAATGCGCGCCCTATCCGGCTTCCTACTTCTCTTCGTCCAGTCCGAACAAGACGAGCGGAAACTCGGCCGGCCCGGCAACCTGTTTACCCACCTTCGAGTACCTGAAGCAACGCGCGCCCTCGCCGCGGCCGGTCTCCACTGGGAAGACGATGCGCACAAGGTCATCTCTGCCTTGCAGGATTTCATCCACCGCTCGGCCGACGAAGCCGGCGCTACGATGCACGATTCCGCGTCGCGTGAGATTGCTACCGCAAGCTATGACCGGTTCGCACCATGAAGCCGACCGACGCAACCACCCTTCAGTTCTCCCGGACCCCCGCTGAAGCCGCCGCCAACGCTGTTGATTTGCGGCGTTGGCTGGCCGGCATCGGATGCTATCGCAACCATTCCCCCGTGGGTTTGGTCCGCGACCTCGCCATGGCTGACCTTCTCCACTGCGAGGCACTCCTTGCACCTCTCGTTCAACACGCAACCACCGATGAATACGAAGCGTGGTTGCTCGACCAGCACCGTGCTTCAAGCTGAACTCAAGCC